TGGATTTGAAGGCGACAAATATATGGTCGTCTATGATATTGCTGATGATGTAAATGAAAAACTTGATAGTTTAGGTTTTAGGGTTATTAAATTTGAAAAGACAGAACCTTTTAATATTGTAGTGACCCGTTTCTATCATCTTTGGTATATCCTAAGTCATCTTAAAGAAGAGTACCGTTGGGTAATCTCAACCGATGTTGCTGATGTCATTTTCCAATCCAATCCATCCGAATGGTTGGAAAATAATATGGGTTGGAGTCATAGAATTTGTGTTGGTTGTGAAGGACTCGAATATCGTGATGAACCTTGGGGTCTTCAGAATATGAAACTGTCATTTGGTAATGATATTTTATCAACAATGATTGACAGACCAATTTACAATGCAGGTTCTTTTGCTGGTGATCATGGTGCCATTAGAGATTTGGCTTTGAATGTGTTCTTATCTTGTCAAGGTTCACCTTTACATGTGCCAGGTGGTGGAGGACCAGACCAGGCCGCACTTAATGTAGTTTTGTCTATGGAACCTTGGTCAGACTTTACCAATTTCACCGACCACACACATTCTTGGTCTGCACAATGTGGAACAACTGTCGATCCCAATAAAATTGAAGAATTCAGACCGAATATTATTGATTGTGAACCGACTTGGGATGGTGAATTTGCATATAACCCGGAAGGTGAAAAGTATTGCTTGGTACATCAATATAATAGAGTACCAGAATGGAAAAATGTAATTGAGAAGAGATATGACAGATAATATTACTGTAGTTACAGCATTCTTTGATATTGGTCGAGGGAATCTACCACACATGTTTCGTGGTAGAATTCTTCCAGTACACCAACATCGCTCAACTGAGACTTATTTTGAATACTTCAGGAATCTAGCACAACTGAAGAATGATATGGTAATTTATACCACAAAAGATTTTGCGGAAAGAATTAACAATATCAGAAAAGAATATGATTTGGATGATAGAACCAGTGTTATGGTTTTACCTTCATATTTACCAGAAACTTATAGTGAGATTAGAGAAAAAATCCAAAAAATAATGGATTCAGAAGAGTTTTGGAATAAGGTAACAAATCCACATCTTATTGAATATTGGCATGTAGATTATGTTTTGATTAATATTTTTAAAGCTCTATATGTTTCACACGCAATCAATTCTAATATGGTTAATGATGATTTGGCTGCATGGATTGATTTTGGATATTGTCGTTCAACAGATACCATTCCCGAACCAAAGCAATGGCAATATCCATTTGATGCAAGTAAAATACACTTGTTCAATATGCGTGATATTGATCCCGAACGTACTATTGATGATATAATTTATACTGGTGATGTATATACACAAGGATGTCACATTGTTGCTGGAAAAGAAAAGTGGCCATTGTTTATGCACCTCATGTTGAGAAGTTTGAATGTTTTGGTTGATAACAATCTCATTGATGACGACCAAACACTAATGTTAATGTCATATCTTTCTAAACCAGAACTTTTTGAATTACGGAGAAACGATCCGAACGATTGGTTCAGAATTTTTAAGGACTATAATAATGCTTAATATTATTTACAGATTGTGTGAAAATGAAGCTGATGGTAATCTAAGAGATATACGACCAACATGGTTTAATAAATTTAAATGTTTAGAATCATTTCTACACTCGGCCGATTATGCAAATGACAATATTGGTAAGATTGTTTTTGTTCATGATGGACCTGAAGGAAAACTCTTGGATGCAATACCATCAAAATATGATGTGGTAAAAATTTATGACAAGGATAATCTTAGTAGTTTGTTGAAAACATTTGATATTGCTAATGAAATCGGTGGTGACATTTATTTTGTTGAAGATGATTATCTACACACTCTTTCTTCTATAGAAAAAATTGCAAAGGCACTACCCAGATTTGGTCTAGTGAATGGTTATGACCATCCGGATAGGTATTTCAGAACGGATGATGATTATTATGAATTAAAAATCTGTTTTGATAAAGAAAGTGATACACACTGGAGGACATCAGAATCTACCTGTTGTACATTTGCAATATCAGAAAATATTTACAAGTTAATTGAATATGACTTGAGGCGATTTGGTCTGAATGATAGAGGTTTGTTTAGACACCTACACAACAAAGCAATTCCATTGTGGACTGCTATACCGGGAATAACTTCACAGATTGATTTGCATATGTCTCCTGGTGTTAATTGGGAATTTATTAACGAAAGCTTATGATTACAGTATACTCTCCAAGAATTCATAATTTGGGTGATTTTGCCCATTGTTTACCTGCGCTATCTGGATTATATAAGAAAACCGGTGAAAAAATATCATTCGGTATATGTGATAGATTACAAAGATTTAAAGGTATAAAAGAACTTTTACTAAACCAAGAAATGTTTGGTGATGTATACTTTATGTCAGAAAGATCAATGGGTACTGAACTATATCTTATTGTAGATGACCATGGGGATGATTCTGAAGAAAATATTAATGCAATGGCAGCTTATCGTAATGTAAATTATCTCAATAAACATTACAATCTAGATATTGAAATTGATAATGATTTTGAATTAAATGTTCCTGAATTGGATATTGATTATTGTAATGACAAATTTTTGGTGGGTGACAGATGGTCTCCTAGTGATGCACCGGATGTGGATGACCGAAGAAAATCAAATTTATTAAAATCGAGTGGTTTATTCGATGATGATCGATTTAAATATCTTGACTATTCGAATGATTTGGTGTATAATTGTTCTTTGATTAAATACAATTCAAATCCTTTTTATACAACTTTCACAGGAACAGGAATTCTATCGGATTTGATGAACAAAGAAACATATATTCTATACGACGATGATGTTTCAATGTGGGACGGTAAGCCCGTTGAATATTCATTCAATTTACACTACATAAAGAATAGAAAATCCAAATTGAGATATATTAAAAACTTTGAGTTTAAATAATATGGAAACTTTAAAATATAAAGGTAAGAATTATCCAAAATTACAAGAACAGGGAAATGCATCACAATTTGCTATACCGTTCGCCAAACAGTTCTGTCGCGGCCTTGGAGTTGATATAGGCTGCAATAGACAGGAATGGTGTTTTCCTGGTGCAATAGGAATTGATTTAAATTTTTTCGATGGTAATGACGCATATGAATTTCAATATGATAAATTAGATTATGTATATTCTAGTCATTGTTTGGAACATTTGCCTGACTGGGTTACAGCACTAGATTACTGGACTTCAAAATTGAAAAAAGGTGGAGTTCTTTTTCTCTATCTTCCCCATTACGATCAAGAATATTGGAGGCCTTGGAATAACAGAAAACACCTTCACATATTCACATCAAAGATAATCAGAGATTATATGATTGATCGTGAATATATTAACATCTTCTATTCAGAAAAAGATTTGAATGATTCATTTATGGTTGTTGGTGAGAAGACATGAGTTTATCAATTTCCTGTATTGATACATTAAACTATGATAAATCATTACATGCTATCAAGAGAACTATTGAAACATTAAATAAAAAGGTTTTTATTGATCGCATCTATTGGTATAGTGATAAAGAAATTGGATCATTTTATCAAGGTATACCAGTAACACATTATAAAATTCCTCCTTTAACCGGTCAATTAGATTATTCCACAGTTGCATTAAAAATTGCACCAACTGTATGTACGCAAGATTATGATATCATTGTACAATATGATGGATATGCAGTTAATACTGATGCATGGACAGATGAGTTTTATAACTATGATTATATTGGTGCAACTTGGGATGACGGAATCATTGGCAACGGTGGATTTTCATGGAGATCAAAAAAATTATATGATGCAATGTTAAGTGAGAATGTAAAAATCCGTTATGTAGATTTTTCACCAGAAATTGTAGATAGACCTTTTTATTATAGTGTAGATAGTAGGGGTGAAAGGTTTTTACCTGAAGATGTTGTTATTTGTAGAATTTATAAAGATAAATTTGAAAAATGTCACAATATAAAATATGCAACATGTGAAATTGCAGACAGATTCAGTATAGAAAATCATTCATATATATCTCCATGGACAGGAAAACCAAATCTTTGGTTAGGTAAAAGTTTAGGTTTTCATGGAAAATATGGTATTCTAAGTTTATATAATTTGTAGGGAGAATAAATGAAAATTTTTATTACTGGTATTGCAGGATTCTTGGGCAGTCATCTTGCAGACAGGATGTTGGAATTAGGACATGAAGTTTCTGGTAATGATACACTAATCGGTGGTTATCTAGTTAATGTTCCTAAGGAAGCAACATTTTATGAAATCGATTGTTGTGATCTTGATTCAATGGCAAGAGCAATCGAAGGCAGTGATGTAGTAATTCATGCAGCTGCAACGGCTCATGAAGGTCTTTCTGTATTCAGTCCAAGTTTCATAACAAAGAATATATTTGAAGCTTCTGTTGCAACTATTTCTGCTGCAATACAGAATAAAGTAAAGAGATTCGTCTATTGTTCTTCAATGGCAAGATATGGTGATATAACCATTCCTTTCCATGAATATGATATTCCCAAGCCAAACGATCCTTATGGTGTCGCCAAACTTGCTGGAGAGGAAGTTCTAAAGTTACTTTGTGACACACATGATATGGAATGGAATGTTGCTGTTCCACATAACATTGTTGGTGCTCGTCAACGATATGATGATCCTTTCCGCAATGTTATGAGTATTATGATTAATCGTAATCTACAAGGAAAACCTTCCATCATCTATGGTGATGGTCTACAGACTCGTTGTTTTTCTCATGTCGATGATTGTGTCTTTTGTCTGGAAAAGTTAGCACTTGATCCCAATATTGTCGGTGAAGTTGTCAATATTGGTCCTGATGAAGGCACTATTACTATCAAGGAACTGGCAGAAATTGTTGCAGAAGAACTTAATTTTAATGAACCTCCAATTTTCCTACCAGATCGTCCAAGAGAAGTTAAACACGCTTCATGTTCGGCTTTAAAAGCAATTGATCTTCTTGATTATAACCAGACTGTTGATGTTCGCCGTTGTGTTCGGGAAACCATTGAATATATCAAAGAACATGGTGTAAAAGAATTTGATTATTCATATCCACTTGAGATTGTAACAGAAAATACACCGGCCACTTGGAAAGATAGATTGATGTGATGATTAAAATCTTTGTTCATGCTACAGATATTACTGGTGATATTGACATTACACTAGAACAAATTGAATTATTGAATTCGACAGGACTTCTTGATGTATCTGAAGTTGTTCTTTGTTCACATTATAATGAAAAGAATTTTACTGATTTGATTAAATATTTAAGTTATCACAATCCAAATCATAATTTCAGACATTTTGATGAATGTTACAAAGATTGGTATGAATATACTACTTGTTTGGAACTCCAAAAAGAATGTAATGAATCTACAGAAGAGTTCTATGCATTATATCTACATAACAAGGGTTCATTTACACAAACAGTTGGCAACTACAACTGGAGAAAGTATATGGAGTACTTCTGTATTGAAAAGTGGAAAGAATGTGTTGAAAAACTGGATAGAGGATATGAATTGGTTGGTGCTGCATATCTAGATAATGCACAAGAAGATGAGAATGCACATTACTTTGCAGGTAACTTCTTCTGGGCTAGAAGTTCATACATTAAACGATGTTATCAACTTAAATCTCCTCTAGAAGTTGATTTTCAGCCACAAATGCCAAATCAACCGCATTTGAGATATGATTTGGAACCATGGCACGCTAGTGGTAATCCTAAATGGTTTGAAATGCATCCTGGACCACATCAAAGATGGTATAAGTCGCCAGAAACATATAGAGAAGATTCCAAAGATCGTTGGGTATACAATACCAAATGATATAAATACACTTATAAACAACCATAGTGTGTTGTAACTAATAAGGTAAATCAATGAAATCATTTTTATTCTTCCTTACGGAAGCAGAAGAATCTAAACTTAAACACATACATCACGCTGAAGATAGACCTTTATTACACGGTTCAGAAGGATTCAACCATGCACATAAAGCTTTATTACAAACTCACGAACATATCAAGTCTGGTGGAAATAGTTCACATCTTACAATGAAGTATGATGGTTCACCATCTATTGTTTTTGGCCATCATCCTGAAACCGGTAAATTCTTTGTTGCATCCAAATCAGCATTTAATGTTAATCCAAAAATTAATTATAATCACGAAGATATAAAGAAAAATCATGGTCATGCTCCCGGTTTGGTTGAAAAATTACATGCAGCCCTAAATCACTTACCTAAAGTTGCACCAAAAACTGGTGTATATCAGGGTGATATGATGTACACTGATGGTGATAAGAAAGAAACTAAAAAAGGAGTTTCATTTACACCCAACACTATCACATATACTGCTAAGGGTGAAAAGGGAGATAGAATTCGTCGTTCTAAGATGGGTGTTGTTGTGCATACACAATATCATGGTAAAGATTTGCAATCAATGAAATCTGACCCACATCCAGATGTTCATAATTTTGGCCAGCATCCTGATGTTTGGCAACAATCTGCTGAACATGATACAAGAAATATTCATTATTCTGAAAAAGACCAACAAGAATTCCATAATCATTTAAGTGCAGCTAAAGAGATACATGATAACAATCCAAAAATGTATCATTTCACTTCACCACACCACGGTGATGCAAATCATTTGGCAACATATATAAATCAAACAGTTAGAACTGGGGAAACTCCTTCGGCTGAAGGATTAAAGAAACACATTGAAGAGAAATATAAAAAACTTTCAAGCAAATTGAAAACTCCAGCTGCTGTTGGTAGAAAGACCGCTGAAGCAAAAACTCATACCGACCATATCGAACAGCATAAAGAA